GACATTTCTTTTTATTTTATATTATAAGATATTATTTTTTTAATTCATTTTCCGAATTTCCTAAAGCAAGTTGGCCCCCTACCCAAATAAATGGGAGGAGGCCGTTTCAATTATTTTTTAGTTTAATGGCATGCAAGTTCATGACATTTATTAAATGATGCACTGTTCTTTATACTCCAACTGCTTAGCATCCCACATGGCTGCAAAGTTTCCTTCAATTTTGATTCGAGCGGCCTCTATCTGACTTCCCAGATTTGTAGCGCATAATTCAATACGAATCCGTTCTTCTTCCATTCGGGCATCAAGAGAGGATGCACACGGATATTTTTTGACTGGAATCATTTCAACATTTTCCCAACCACCATGCTCACGAATGGTCTGATAAACTTTAAGATCAGATTTACGCGAGGCAGTCTTGTGTGCAGCCTTTCGCTGAACAAATTCGGTTGTGCTCCCAACATACACGAAAGATGGGTCATCAAGACACACTATTTTGTAGATAATCGTTTTTGAGTGGTCTATGCACTTTTTTGGCATTTTATAATATGGGTTTAGATTTTCCTAAATCCTTTTTAAATTTAAATGTATCCACATTTCACGATTTCAAGCCCCGATAGCATAAACGGTCTGGAGCATCCCCAGATATACGGTATTGCGGCTTCACACTCGAGTTCTGACAAATGCGGCGAAAGCTGTACACCACTTTCCTTAACAACCCCGCAGCGAAAAATCCCACAGTTGATTTCTTCAATCCAGAGCCCAACGCCGCACCATGGACATTCTCGAATCATACTTCCTCAAAGTGGAGAATTAAAACATAATCAGCTGGCGCGGGAGTAGCATACGGCGTTAAGAGAATTCCATTCGTAAGCAAAATGGTAACCAAATTCTGACTGGGGCGCTGCGAAAGATATAGCGGCAGATTATCTGGCACGGACGCATTCATATAATGCAAAGCAGCCATGTCGCTCGAGTGCGCGCTACCGAGGTACATACTTGTCGCAGCATTACCGTTCGACCCCGCAGCGTAGACGTCGTTTCCGCCGAGATTCGCTTGGATTCCCATCACAACTGTCCCAGTTAGAAGCGCGACTTCACTCATGAAAGAAAAGCTAACCTTGTAGGCACCCAGCGGCATCAGGCCATCCCAGTTAATAAAGTACGCCCTGTTAGCGTTAGTGGTACTGCCAGAGTCATACGACACAGTCGAGTCAAAGACGATGTTATAGCAGCGACCCATTCTGATTTTATTTTAGTAACATAAAATAAATTAGATGATTTCAATCAAATCCAATCCGGCTCCAAAGCTCGCCGTGTGCAAAATGCTTTGCGATGGCGGCCTACATCCAAAGCTCGATGATTTCGATTTAACAACATTTCTCAACTGCCACAGCACGACGTTGATGATTGGACGGCCAAAAAGTGGAAAGACTTCACTACTCTACAGTTTCCTCAAGTCTAAGGAGCTCTTGCGCAACGTCTTCGATAAGATCTTTTTATTCCAGCCAGCTCAGTCGCGCGAGAGCATGAAAGATAAATTATTTGACAGCATCCCCGAGGAGCAAAAATTTGAAGAATTGAACTTGGAAAATCTGCTACGTGTTGAAGAAGACCTCGAGGGAAATTCATTGATTATATTTGATGACATGACTGCCTATTTGAAGAATGCCGACGTTCGGTTAAAGCTTAAAGAATTTGTCTTCAATCGCCGACACAAGCACCTTTCTATCATCTTTCTTGTTCAAAGTTGGCTCTCAGTTGATAAGGATATTCGCAAACTGTTCAGTAACATTTTTATTTTCAAAGTTTCAAAAAGCGAAATGGAAAAAATATGGGACGAGGTGGTTGAACTTCCTAGAGAAGCCGTTTTACCAATCATGAGGTTGGTCTATGATAAACCACATGAGTACTTATTTATTAACACGGACAGCCAGCGGCTATTTAAAAAGTTTGATGAGTTGATTGTTAGTTAAGTTTTGCGAGCGAAAAGCTCAATGAAGGAGCTTCTTAATCCCAGCCGCCTGAGCCTTGGTAAGCACTCGCTCGCCCTTGTGAACTTTGGCGAGGCCTGTCTTTTTAACGACTCCGCCCTTCGCGAAAGATTCGCCGGTGATAGCACCAACGACTTTCTTGTTAATGGCTCGGCCGGCCTGCTTGCCGACGAGCGCCTGAGCTCCCGATTTGATAGTGTCAATCCAGCTAAGCGCGCGCTTCTGATGCTTTCCTTTGGGGGCCATTTGTTTTTGTTTGATGCTAAAGAAAATAAATTTGGCTAACTTCGCACAGACATTTTTCTAGTCACTGGGTCAATGACTAACATGCAATCAAAACATAACACGAGTCCGAGGTTCGCCGCTGCAGTAGTAGCCGTCGAGGTATTCACCAAAAGAGTAACGCCCGTGTCACGAGAAGACACGCCAGACAAAAGAGCATCATCAGTTGCTGCACATCGCAGGAGACAAACAGATGGGATGAATTTACCTGGCTCATAGTAGTTAGCCGACGGTGTGTTAATGGTCGAAGCATACTCAGTTTGATTAATACAGAGCCGCGCGTCCGGGTAAACAGCTTGGGCTGCCTTAAGACATTCCGTCAAAATGCCCGAGTTATTTAGCACCGACGAAAGCGGAAGAGGCGGGTACTGAGATCCATTAATTTGAAATGAGTAGTCACCCGAGCTAGAGGTCAAATCCGTAAATTCACATGACTTTGCTGCGGCGAGTGAACATGGCAGTGCAAAAGCTGCGCGAACGCTTGAATAGCGCGAATTAAAAAAGAACGACTGAGACCCTACGAAGCCAATCGGGACAGGAAGCGAGGAAGCGTTAAAAGAAAGCGTTTTCAAGAACATCGGAGCCATCGACACAGAACGTTCCACTTCACGACCTAAATCGTAGCACGTGCACACAACCTCAAAATTTGAAAGTGTCATCGCTGTCAGCTGAGCGTTCGCCGTAAGAGTGTACGACATATCCGCAAGACTTGCTAAACTAAACGTAAGCCGAATCGGGTCAGCCGCGAACAATGGAATATTTTTGGAACCATGCGTAAGCACACAAGGCAGCGGGCCGCTAACGTAAAACATTTCTGTCGTCCCTGCAGCAATCTGCCGACCGTCTAAGTAGTCGACCCCAGCGACCTGCTCATAGCCGTATTGGTTCATGCGTCCAGCCTTCTCAGAAACACCCAGCTTTAATGTAGTAAGCAACTGACCGACTTGTGCGTAGTTTCCAATAGAGTCCAGCACCGAGCCAGCCTGACTAATCTGGAGACGCTGAAACGGTGCATACAGAGGCACTCCATTTATATTTGAAATAGCTGCTCCTGCAGTGAACGATGCTTTGTACCTAAAGGAAAGTGTTGAGCCTTCAAGCCACATTGCCGCAGGTAGGTCTACGTCGATGACACTTTGAGGTCCGAACGTTGACCCGGTAACAGGTCTGCATGCAACGATTCTTGACGTAGCTCCAGCTGGAAGCGACACACTCGGTTCGTTTAATCTGAATGACGCGGGGAGCATTGTTTTTTCTTGTTACTGAAGAAAAAAAATACTGGCTAAATATCTTTGACGCTTAAATTACGACCTAACAGAGACTTGGTTTGCTTCCTGGTCAATAACCAAGATGGCATCATAGTCGAGAACCAAATTCAAATTTGCCGCGATTAAGCTCGCAACTGGGCAATTGATAACGACGCTAAGCGGCGTGTTATACGTTGAGACTCCGCTCATGAGCACGTGGTCGGCCGACTGAACTTTTTCGAGATTAATGCCCACGATAAACTTTGAAGGCTCGTACGGTGAATAGCCAGTAAGCGTTGCTACAGCAACCGGCACACGTGTGAATTCGAGCGAATCAATTGACATGGATCCAAACTCGTCAACTGCCTTGAAGGCGCGGTAGGTCTCGTTCAAAATCCCAGCCTTGTTATTGATGCTGCTAAGAGGCATCTGCGGGTAGGCTGAGTTTCCACAAATCAGTTGGTAGTCGCCACACACCGTTGCAGAGGTAGCGGTGATGTCCTGGATTTCTGCCCACCTATTTCCGACACCAACGTTGGGCAAGATGTAAGCAGACCGAATAGAGCTGTACCGTTGATTGAACACGTATGAGTTGGACCCGACCATGTTAATAGGCATTGCTGTCGCAGAATTATTGTAAGAATGCGTCTTGATAAAAAGCCGTGAGCCCATGCCTCGAACCATCATTTCGACCTCGCGACCAAGGTCGATTTGGTTATAGCATACCTCCAAATTTGTGATTGACACCGCCGTAGGAAGAATTACAGTCAAAGCAGACGCGTAGGTCGCAGCAGCCATGAACATGTTAGCGACCGTGTCGAGTGAAAAGGTTAATCGAATACCGCCCATTGCGAAAAGCGGGAGCATCTTCTCGCTCTGGCTAAGAATGCAGGGAAGTGGCGCGGCTACACTAAAACTATAGTCCCCAGCAGCAGCCGTGGCCGTAACTCGGCCATCCATATTAGTTAAGGCTGCAGTGGTAGCAGGGTCAGCCAGTGGGGTGTACCCGTAAGCAGTCTGACGACCGAATTTAGCAGCAACATCAAGTTTACCTTGGGTCATTACATGCGCGACTTGATTGAACTGGGATATACTGTCGATAGTAGTTCCGTTCGCAGTTATCTGCAGGCGCTGGAAAGGAGTGTAGACCGGAGTTCCTATCAAGGCCGAAGAGCCGGCTCCAGCGTGCGTGACTGTCAAAGTGTACCGAATAGAAAGTGAACTGGGCTCAAGCCATCCACGAGTTCCAAGGTCAACATCAACGACTGAAGAAGCGCCTAACAAGCCAGATGTAACAGGGCGGCAGGAGACAAGGACGCTATTAGAGCCCTCAGGCAAGGCCGGGACCGGGTCGTCTAGTTTAAACGATTTCGGGAGCGTGGACATTTTTTAAACTGCACGAGAGAAATTTATTTGGTCAGGAATTCCAATTCGTCCTCAATTTGAGTAATTTTTTCATCTTCTATAGGACGTTGAGCCAAGATTTCCTTAAAGCTCGAGGTGAGGTCAGGTTTAAATCGGGTAATTTCTAACATCAGCGTTAATGTCCACGGGATATTATTGAAGTCTAAAAGATTATCGTTCTCGTCCAGCAACATGATGTCAATCTGGCTTATCGTTTTCACGTTCACGTATTGGCGGTCATCTGGGTTCTGGTTGATGTAACTTAACATGCAGAACGGCGGCTGGTCTGATGGAATGGTCGTCAGACATATGTCCCCGCCAGACGATGAGTAGGAGGCCACTCCTAAAGCATAGCTCTTGATTGAAATCCGTTTTATTCCGAGTAAATTCAATGGGTAAGTAGCCGTTAAAACAGTACCCGCACTCGAGTAGGTAGTCGTATTAAATCCAAGGATTGCAGCACATGCTTTGTATGCTGTAAAATTTAAATCGAAATTCGCGAAAGCCGTCCATATGAGTCTACCCGACGCTTTATTAAAAGTAAAACTAAAAGTTGAGACGGTAGCCAATGCAAGAGTTAGAGCAGCTGATAAATCATACTGATTATAATTTCCTACCGGAATAGTAATGGTCGTGTACAACGGCGCGCCAAAAGGTCTTGCCAAGAACACATTATTGAGAGCATTTATGGTGTAATACGAAACGGGGATTTGACAATTCACCACACTTATGTGCGCGTCCACAATCGATTGGTCTTCTTCCAAGATACAACCCGTATTGAATAAGATATTTGAAAGCATCGTACCATTACGCTGCGTGCCTTCCAGCGAGTTCAAACTAATGGTTTTGTTGTCGGCGTACTGCGGCATTTGAAATGAAGTCTCTTATTTTATTTTCTCAGGTGTCTACTAAATGTCCGAAGAAGATGAGTCCGATATCTTAGTAGCCGTCGAAGAAGTTAAGGCGAAGAAACGCCCTCAAGTATCCATTAAAGTTCCTGAAAAGGCTGACGACGATGAGGTAGATTCTCCCGTGCAAAAAGCTAAACCACCCCGCTCAGCTGCTCAGATTGCCGCCTTTAAAAAAGTTCAAGCCAAGCGAGATGAGAACCGAGTGCAGCGCCTCGTAGAGAAGAAGCTCAAGGAGAAGGCTGACCAGGAGGAGCTCGAAGCGAAGCTTGTTAAAAAAGCTGTATCAATTAAAAAGAAGCAGATTAAGAAGCAAGCTGTTTTAGATGAAATATCCGATGACGATACCCCTATCGAGGCGATACGTGCTGTTCAGAAAGCCGTACCGAAACGAATTGAGCCAGTTCCTAAAAAATATTTGTATGCCTGGATGTAAATGACAAATTGCAAAGGAGCAAAGTGCAAGTCTGCAAAAGACTGCGATGACTGTGTTGTGAAGGCCGCTCGAAAAGCATCTGCTAAAAAGACGAAAGAGCGGAATGCGATGCTGTTACTTAAGGCGAAAATCCTCGAAAAAATGCCCAAAGCCGCACCAGTGGATCCATTTGCGTCTTACAGAAACCTCCCTAGGAAGCAACACGCTTTAGCACCGAGTCCTCAGAATCTTACGTTACAAAACGTTGCAGATGAAATTGAACGAGCGTTTGCGCGTCGCGATAAGCGGAGCGAAGCTCCTAGCGGCGTTGCCGCGCCAAGCACTTTGGAAAAGCCCGCGCGAGAAGTTCAGCGCGAAGCCGAATTAGAGTCGACTACATGGCTGATGCCGTTCGCAGCTCCACGGAAAGCTCCGACTCTCAGTTTTGAACCGCAAGTGAGTTCGTTAAACATTAAACCAACTGTAGGTAGATTTTTCCCAGAAGAAGCCGCCCCGTCTTTGGAAGAATCTGTTATGGAGCTTACCGATGTCTCGGAATTTGACGATGAAGATGCTATGGAAGCGCTCGATGAGGCTATGGCTCCCGGAGCTGCCGCGCTATCCGCATCAACAGAAGAAGCTGCAGCGGATGAAGTCCGCATTGCTTCAGACGAGCCGTTTGTTATGGACCCAATTTGGGAAGCCACGTTAGCCAGTCGCGTGCCACCTCTTGATTTGAGTAGTGTCGCTGAAACATCAGTTCCGTCAAATCTCTACAGTGACCCGCTACTTGGAGCTATTGCGGAATCTGGCGAAGAGGTCATGGGCGCTCCAGCTGAGTCGCTTAGTGACGCTATTAGATCCTCTGAAAATCGTATAGAAGCCGAGGCCTTTGCTGCGAGTCTTAAACTACCTAGACTTGAACATGCTAAATTGTCGGTTCCTACCCTAGGAGTTGGTATGGATTTACCGATGGACCTTAAGAAAAAGTCACGCACTCAAGAACAAAAAGACGCATCAAAGTTGCGCAAGAAGGAACGGGCTGAGCAAAAAGAATCATTTGAGAGTTCGCGCGCTGTACAAGAATCGAGCGCAGCCATAGACGCAGCTGTCGACGAGTCTTTAGAAGTTCCAGTTGAACCGTACGTATTTTTAGAGGGTGGTGAACAGACGTTTTCGCTCTAATTTAAAATATGTCGCGCATATCAAATGTCGTCCACTACCAATAATCCGTATATGGTTAAGTCGATGAATGGCGTGATTACGATTGACGACGGGATGGGCACAGTCATCGAAGACGGAATCGTTACCGCAAATGAACTCGACGTAACGACATTGAACGTGGAAACATTAGCCACTAATACCATTATAGCAAAAAATCCAGCGGCTGACTGCACTCTTTGGGATAATAATACAGCTCCAGTATACATAGCCTCGAATTGTACTGGGACGGTCAGTTTCGGGATGTTCTGCCTCGGCAATTTTAATCTGGGTCCGAGTGCTTTTACAGTAACAAACAAAAACATGAATTTTTGTACCGCAACAGGAATGAGTGGTAATATCAATTTCGGTTCAACAGCCGCTACGGGTAGTAAAATAAAACTGTTATCTCCGGTCGTTGAGTGCCAAGCAGTGCCAACTTTAGGAGTCCATGTAGTGAATAAAACGTACGCGGATTCGATAGCTTCAGCGTTATTGGCAGCAACTAATATTTGGACTGGCGTAAGTAACACTTTTAATAATGTAATTTATACATCGCTGATTTCACCGATTACTACAATTTTAAACCTTGGAGCAGCGTCAGCAGTAACTACATTAATTCAAAATAGCGAAGCACTTCTTATTGCTCAAACACCATCGAGCTACGTTTCCGGCGGCTTGAGTCCGACACTAACCAATAATGGTGTCAGGTTTTTCAATACATCATCCAATTCAGTCATTGACATGTTTTCAAGTGCGGTAGCATCGAGTAGTTATAGCGCACGCATTCGAAGCG